CTGGACGGAGGGGCCAGGGCGGTCCCGGATGGCTGTGAGCGGGAGAAAGCAGTGCACTGGAGCGCGGAGTGGGCGGACTTCTATGAGTACAGCGGCTCGTCCACCAGCTCCGCCGCCATTCCCCAGGAAAAGGGTATCGGGAAGCTGCTCATCCGGCTGGAGCTGGACGAGGGCGCGTGCGTGGAGATCCGCATCCAGATGGACAGCGACGGGGTGTGGAGGCCGGTCAAGCGGCTGGAGGCCCACGTGAAGCGCAGCTGGTATCTGCCCATCGTGCCGCGCCGGTGCGACCACTTCCGCATCCGCATGGACGGCATTGGCGGATGCCGGGTGTACTCGCTGACGCGGGAGGTGTACACCGGCAGCGAGCTTCGCTAAATGAATGCGCGAGGACAGCGGGCAGAGTCCTCAGTGCGGACGGCGTCCTTTGCGGGGCGGCGGACGGTAGTCTCTCCGCGGGCGGACGGGCAAGATCCTCAGCGCGGACAGTCCTTATGCTACGGGGCGCTGGCGGACTGCCCGGCATTCGGACCTTGCCCGTCCGCCCCGCATAGGGATCCCCCGGTGAAAGAAAGGAGCGAGTTATGGCAAGTAGATTTTCCTATGAGGACTTCCAGAGGGAGCTGAACAGTTCCGGGCTGGGGGGGCAGTTCTCCCAGGCGGACCTGAGGTTGGCTCAGGCGAACCCAGACGCGGGAATGAGCATCCTCAAGTATAAAAAGGACTACCAGTCCGCCGCCACCGACGAGGCCAGGGCGCTGGCCAATCTGGGGGCGGAGCAGGTGCGCAGCAGCTGGGGCGGCTACACCGGCGGCGGGACCGGAGGCAGCTTCCATCTGGACCCGATCTCCCCCAATGATTTCACCTATGGGTCCGCGCCCACCTATTCCAGCGGCTGGACAGGGGAGATCAAAAAGCTGTACGACCAGCAGAAGGACCGGGGGGAGTACTCCTATTCCGGCGTGAAGCCGACCTACACCAACCGCTACGACGCCACGATCCAGGACCTGCTGGGGCAGCTCGTTGACCGGGAGGCGTTCTCCTACGACCCGGAAGTGGATCCACTTTACAGCCAGTACCGCAAACAGTACGCCAGGGAGGGCCAGAGGGCCACGGCGGACGCCCTGGGGGCCGCGGCGGCGGCCAGCGGGGGCATCCCCTCCAGCTATGCGGCCACGGCGGCGGGGCAGGCGGGGGACTACTACGCGTCCAGGATGACGGACAAGATCCCGGAGCTCCAGCAGCTGGCCTATAACCAGTACATGAACGACCACAGCATGAAGCTCAGCGACTTGGGGGCGGTGCAGGGGGCCGAGCAGAGCGATTACCAGAAGTACCTCAACGACCTGAGCCAGTACAACACCGACCGGGGCTTCGACTACGGGGTATGGAGCGACGCCCAGCAGCGGGCGGCCAACGACCTCCAGACGGCCATCGGGCTGGAGCAGCTGGACTACCAGAAGTACCGGGACCAGCTCAGCCAATACAACACCGACAGGAGCTTCAATTACGCCCAGCTGCTGGACGAGATCGGCCAGCAGACCCAGCTGCGCGGCGAGGCGATGGACAAGGCTCAGCTGGCGGCGGGGTATGGGGACCATTCCTTTCTGAATCAGATGGGGATCGATACGAGCAACGACCCGGCGGAGTGGGAGCGGCAGTATGATTTGGCGGTGCTGGCGGCCCAGTACGGGGACTATTCGGGGCTGAAGGCTTTGGGGGTCCAGCCCGACGCCAACGGCCTGTATCAGTTCAACTTGGCCGCGTCCGGCGGGAACCGGGTGGGCGGCGGCTCCGGCGGGTCCTACCGGGGGTCCTCCGGGGGCGGGGGCGGCGTGCAGAGCGCCGGGATCGTGGACTCCATGCTGGCGCTGGGGGACAAGACCAAGGCTTACGAATATTTGCTGCAACAGGGCTTTACCTCGTCCGCCGTCGATCAGCTTTGGCAGCTGTATCTGGATGCGGCGGAGGGCGGTGGGGCAGGGCTTGGCGCAGAGGGAGGCGTTGCGGCGTTACTGCCAGACCCCAAAGGGGTCACCAGCAGGGTACAAAGCGCAATCCAAAACACTTTGGGTAAGGTGTCCCTGTTCGGGAAGGCGAAGACCGGGAGCGCCGGGGCCGCGAATACTGGCGTTGTCAGTGGAGACACCTATGATTCGATTTTGAACGATTACCGGCGTGTCAACCCCGGCACAGGCGCGAATGTTGCGGAAATATTTGCTAGCCGGATCGAAAGAGGCCTGGCGGAGGGAACACTGACGCAGGCCGAGGCGGACAAGCTGCTGAATATGCTGGGAGTTTAAGGAGTTGAGGACATGGCGACCATTCAAGAACGGATCGACCGCCTAAAGCAAGCCGGGCAGGAAAGCCAGTCGCTTTCGATCCAGCAACGGCTGGACCGGCTGAAGCAGATCGGACGGCAGCAGGGACAGCTGAAGCAAAACATGGCGGGCGGAGGGGGCGGAGGGCTTATCGCGCCCTCCGCCCCCTCTGTTTCCACGCCCACCGCGTTCCGGTCCACCCAGGACATCCAGGCACAGCTGGACAGCACAGACAGCGCCATCCAGGGGCTGAAGAAGCGGCGGGACGAGCTGAATGGGAAAGCCCAGCAGATGACAAGCCGGGCCAACACCTGGGAGCACCGGGGCGGCGCAGGGACGGGCCGCCAGTGGAGCGATCAGGCCCAGGCCCTGCACAGCCAAGCACAGGAGCTGGACAAGCAGATCTCCCAGCTGGAGAGCGACAGGGTGGGGCTGCGGCGGGAATGGGATCAGGCGGACGAGCGCGAGTTCCAGCAGCTCCGGCAGACGCCGGAGTTCCAGACGGCGGTGCAGAAAGCCATGGATGCGCCCTACGGCGAAAGCGTGGACAGCTGGAGCCCCGCCTATAACGATGTGCGCAGCGCCATGAGCTACCTCCACGCCAAAGCCACAGGGGATGAGCGCGAGGCCAGGGGGAGGCTGATGGTCGCCGACATGGCCTTGGACCGGATGGAAGAGGCCCAGCGGGAACGGCTGGCCTACTATCTGGGCTCGGGGGACTACGACAAGGCGGCGGACTATTTGAAAAAGATCGTCCCGGCGCTGAACCGCGCCCAGGCGGCGCAGGTGGAGCAGGGACTGGCGGCGCAGGCCCAGGAGCACCCGGTGCTGGGTGCGGCGGCAAACGTGGTGAGCTGGCCGCTGAACCTCCCGGCCTACTTCGCCAACGCGGGTCAAGCGGCCAAAAACCTGGTCACGGGGAAGGACGAGGAGGACATCCACGGCACCGCCTACACGCTGACGAAGATCGGGACGGGAACGAGCCAGGGCGTGTCGGAGGCGGCGAGGAGCGCCGCCACGGACGCCTTCGGAAGCGAAACGGCGGGAGATGTGGCAGCATTCCTGGCGGGGACGGGGCTGTCTATCGGACAGAACGCCACCCAGATCGCCGCGCTGGGACCTTTCTCCCTGGCAGGTATGTCCATGAGCGCGGCGGGCAGCGCCACGGCGGACGCGCTGGAGCGGGGGGCCACTCCCGGCCAAGCGTTCCTGGTGGGCACTTCCAATGGGGCCATTGAGGCCATCACGGAGAAGATCCCGCTGGACAAGCTGTTCCGGCTGGCCAAGGAGGGCGGCGGCAAGGGGGCCAAGGCCGCTGTGCTCCAGGTGCTCAAGCAGATGGGGACCGAGGCATCCGAGGAGGCGCTGTCCGAGATCGCCGACACCGCGGTGGACACGGCGGTGATGGGGGACAAGTCGGAATACCGGACCTATGTCCGGGAGCTGATGGCGGCGGGCCTGTCCAGGGAGGAGGCGGAGCAGACGGCCTTCCGGCAGTTTTATATCTTCAACACGCTGTGGTCGGCGGCGGGAGGGGCCATCTCCGGCGGCGTGATGAGCGGCGGCGCGTTGGCGTTCCACCAGGCGGGGAAATATTCCCAACAGCTCAACGAGGGAACAAAAGGCGCAGAGCAGAAGAACGCCGCCATAGACCGGGCATACCAGGCCATGGTGGACAAGGGGATGTTCTCCCAGGAGGCGCAGCAGGCCGCCCAGAAGGCGAGGGACATACTGGGAAGGCCAACAACGGCACTTGGGAGCGGCGTCACGCCGCCTGCTGCCGCGCAGGGGATGACCCATCCCACGGCGGAGGACGCGGTACAGGACCCTCAGAGCGCCGTAGAGGGGCAGGTGCAGGCCCAGGCTGCGGACAAGACCCTCAGCGCGGACGGTCCTTATGCTACGGATCGCGGGCGGACCGTCCGGCGTTCGGATCTTGCCCCCGGCACGGGTGATGCCTCGGAGACGCCTTTCCCCGGCGCGGGCGACGCCGCTGTTCAGGCAGGCCCCGCTGTCAACGCGGAGCAGAGCCGGCAGGGCACCCAGAAGGGGAGGCAATACCGGCTGGAGAGCATCCGGCAGACGCTGGACATGTTGAGCGAGTCCTACCGCATGGGCTACGCCAGCGAGGAGGAGTTCAACGAAGGACTGAAGGCCATACAGGAGCAGGCGGGGCTGGCCGGGCGGGAGATGCTGGACGGCATCGACATCGCCGAGCCGGTCCGGACAGCGGAGGAAAGGAGCGCCGACAATGGATCTACAGAGTTTGACAGGACAGCGGCAGGAGCGGAGCCGGCCCCAGCCGGGCAGCAGCTATCTGATGGAGATGGAGGACGGGTTCCTGGTGCGGGTGCCGGCGGACAGGATGGAGGCCTGGCAGAGGGCGGACCACGAGGCACCGCTGACGCCGCAAGAGCAGCGGTTAAAAGACAGGATCTTGGCCGAGCTCTTGGGCTCCAGCCGGTAAGCGGACGGGAGCTGGGGGTATCCGGCGGGACGGACGCCAAGACGGCGGCGGTGCTGCCGGAGAGCGCCTGGGATGGGGAGCTGCGGACAGTGGCCCGGAACGTGCGGCGGGACACGGGGCTTCCCGTGCGCTTCGTGCTGGGGAGCATCGAGATCGCCCACAGCGACGGCACGGCGGGCCGGGTGCGGGGCGTATACAACGAGAGGGGCATCATCGTCCAGGCCGACCACATGAAGGCCACGCCCGGCCAGATCGCGGAGCACGAGGTGTTCCACCACTACGCCCGGCAGGATCCCGGCCTGGTCCAGGCGGTGAAGGAGGCGGTGGTGGAGCAGATTGGGCAGGAGAACCTGGACCAGATGGTGGACGCCTACATCAGGAAGCTCAGAGGGGCGGTGG